GCACTTTCTAAAAGTAAAACCTTTTCTGTTTTTTTACATAATTCTAAAGTAGTATATAATCCTGCAATGCCTCCACCTATGATAACTGTATCGAATATCATTATTAATTACATAATAGTGATATTAAAATTATTGTCGCCAACCGGGATCGAACCGGTGACCTCAAGATCTTCAGTCTTGCGCTCTCCCAACTGAGCTATAGCGACTTTATAAAAATAAACATATTAGATGTCCATTTTAATGGTTATTTTTAGGATTTTCATAACTGATCCTCCACATTTTGCGTATTTTCTCTTTGTATTGACTTAAACGCAATCCAGGTAATTCGTTTTTAACGATTGGTAAGTTACGTTCGTAGAAATCTTTATATAAGGTATTCTCGTTTGGTAAATCGTCATTAAAAATATTTACTGCATCCTCTATTGTTGATGCTTCATAAACACTTTTTTCTTCAAACACACTTCGATTATCTATAGATATAAATAAGTTTTGATTTGATACAATATTTTGTTTTCTGTATTTTTCTTCCCGCTCTTTTTCTTCTTCCCTATCTTTTTCTTCTTGTAATAACTGTTTAAATTTATCCGCATCTTTTTCTCTTTCTTTTTCACGCAATATACGTTCTGCTTTTGTAATTGGGCGATCTTCTAATTGTTTTTCAAGACTATTTAATTCACGTTTACCACGTCTTGATTTAGGTCGATTTTTACTGTAATCTATTATGTCCTCGTCTCTTGCAATCAATTCCCGCATCTCTTTTGCTTTTCGCATTTTTTCTTCTTGTTGTTTATTTTGTTTTTCTTCTCGTTTTTTTCCGCGTTCGTCAATTCCCTCATTCCAGTGATTATCTTCCTCTAATTTTCTCTGTAATTCTTGTATTTCACGATCTTTTTCTAGTGCTTTTTGTAGTTTTTTTTTGGAAGGCATTTATATATTTAACATACAAAAAAAATTTTACGCCTCCGGGGAATCGAACCCCGGGCACATCCTTGGTAGGGACGTATGTTACCACTACACCAAAGGCGTTTCGACAGCTACAGGATTTGAACCTGTGCGGCAATGTGCCAACGGATTTCAAGTCCGTCTCCTTAACCACTCGGACAAACTGTCTTTTGGAGGGAATACGGGACTTGTAAAACAGTAATATGTTTATATATCCTTTATTTATATTCCTCACCATCATATATTTGGATAATTATTTTATATGGTTTTTTATAAAAAACATATAAATTGTAGTCTAATTATTCCTTTTTATATAGCCATTCAAAACTAAACGCATATTTTAAGGCTTCTTTTATTTTTTTAATCATAGTTGGTTTATTTTCATCAGCATCCAATGCACGGATATAGGGTAAATATAGATCATTACATCTACAAAATCTACAAAAGTGTAGTCCATTGACTTTATCTGTATCACGAATGCACGTAAATCGTTTACATATTGTACAGTTATACAATCCATCTAATACAAAGCATACCTGACATGCATATCCAAAGGGTTCTATTTTATGTTCTGTAAATGATACTGCTGATCTTCTTTTTGTTTTAATTTCAATCTCACCTGGTTCTTTTCCAAAAGTGGTTTCTTCTGGTCGTATTTTACCATGTCGTTTTCGCAAATCACGTATCTCATAATTAGCATCTTCATCAATTATAGTTGAATTCCTTACTTGACTCATAATTTATTGTTTAACCACCAAAATTTGCAAAAAAAAACATTCAATTTTATCTAATTAAAAACATACCTTACAAATCATATAAAAGTTTTTATGGGTTTTATTTTTTTGCGTTTTTTTTGCGTTTTATTTTAATCACTCGTGTTGGTAACATAGAACGTTCCAGTTGGTTTAACGTAAACAATATTTGATAGTCCTTGTTTTTACGATTAAACTCAATTGAGTTCTTTGCGAATAGTTGACGTTTTTCTTTGTTGTCGGTTAATGCTCCGTTAGTGTTTCGGTTTTCGTAAAAGAAGGAAATCACACCCAAAACAATTGCTCGAATACCCCAGGCTGGGTTCCAACTTTCCGGATGCCAGTCTGAGAAACTGAAACACAAACTCTTCCCGTCGGCTCTTAAACGACCGTTCGGTGTAATCATTTTTATTTTCGGGGGTGAAAATGGATATTCTTTCGGCAATTCAACACTTCCCATATACAAACCTCCCTTGTATTCGGTATCATCAGCCCCTTTAAACAGAAACCGCCATTGTGTTATGTTGTCTTCAAACGGTTTCACAATACAGTTTGGAATGGGCTCTTTTACCAGATCTCGTAATTCTTTATGGATTCGTTTCGCACTCATAATTGTTGTAGTTTACTCTCCAGTTCAACGTAAAAAGCCAATCAATTTTGTACGTATTCCATATAATTTTTACCAGTATTCGAATATTTAAAAAAAGAATTATAAGTATCAAACAAATAGTTTGTAGAAAGAAAATATTCAGGTGTTTTTACTCCTAACCAAACCGAATTTAATGGATCGTTTGTTTTTTTCTTGATATGCACATATCCTGTTTCTTTTAACATTTCACGTGTATCGCGTAAATAATAATCATAAATATGTGGTTCAGTCGATTCAAATGCCCATTTTCGAAAAACATTGTTTTTTAGTTGTTTGTCGAGATTACTTGGATCCATATCAATAATAGCTATAATACCATTTGGAGTTAAGAGTCGATTTATTTCTTTTAAAACATTATACGCTGCGTCTTTGGGTAATTCGTGAAATAAAAAATTACAAGCAATAAAATCATACGACGCATCCGGTAAATTTGTTTTCTCAATATTTCCATGAATATAATTAAATCCAAACTTATTTTGATTATTTCTATATTCGGCAACACCAATGAAATGGGGACTTAAATCGATTCCATCAATGTTTGAATTTGGAAAACAATTTTTTAAGTATTCAGTAGAAATTCCAATAGAACACCCTACATCTAATGCTTTTTTTGGAAAATTTTTTGGATAAACACGTAATTTTTTAATGTATTCTTGTATATTTTGCGTTATATTTTGACGTAACCATTCTTGTGCTTTATATGGACCTATTTTTGGCCAATATCCAGCAGCAATGGCCAATGTAGCTGGATCAGCTTCTTTAGCTGCTCTCCAATTAAGATTTCCTTCATCATAACCGTGAAAAGGGCGTGTATAATAATCGGGATATTCAACAGTTTGATCTTCTTTCACAGTTTTATAGGTATAAATATCTTCAGAAACATCGTCATATTTTTTATATAAATCATTCCACGGAATGCCTGTAGAAATAGCACGGTCAATAAACCATTTACGTGCTTGTTCTTTTAAACTAAATTGTAAATTATTCCAATTTGTATTTTTATTCATATGTAAATAAAATGAACAACCGGTAGCGATAGATGATAATAATAAAATAAAACACTTCATATTTTACTATTGTAATATCGTATAATCTTTAATATGGTTTAAACAAATTGCTTATTTTATATTTTATGATCTATATCAAAGATTAAGAAATTCCTCCCATTCTTGTAATTTTGGATAGAGATTTTTATAAATAATATATTTCACTTCTTGAATAGAAAGTGGATCATATTGCAAAACAACATATTTAAAAAAAAGATACTGAAAACAAATAATACAACCTCCAAACAAAACATAGTGACCAGATTTTTTTAATAATTTTAAATATTTTCCGTTTTTGGAAACAGTTGCTTCTAAATGTTCATCATCAATAGATGAACGTCGATATGTATTTACATCAACCAATTCTAATGATTCTTCATCTCTTTCTCTAGACGGTACATGTACAATTCCATTACGTTTTTTTAGTTTTTCTGCCTCTTTGTAACTTTTAATCATCAAATAAAACAAAAAGGTAATAAATCCTAATCCTATCCAATATTCTAACGTTTTTATAAATAATTTTTCATTTTTTTCAGCACGTTTATCTATCGCATTATCTCGATCGTTTTTTAGTGATTCTAAAAAATTATTTTCATTTTCTGCAATAGTATCATCGGTGGTATTTGTTTCAACCATTGAGTTATTATTATCAAAAAAAGGTAATGCGTTAATTATTGTAGATGGTATTGTAGGTATAGGCGTTGTAGGTGGTGATTGTATCATATCGAGCGGATCTTTAGCTAATCTTTCTACTTTATCAGTAAATATAACTGTTTCCATAGGACCAATATAATAGAAATAAAAACATATTTCTAATATAGCAATTCCAGATACATGAAACAAAATAGAATACATTTCAAACTTATACAATAACGAGAAAAAAATTATACGGTTGGAAAAAACACCCAGTCTAAATCCCCACAAACTTTTTTCCATATCATATCCTGTTCTAATTGTTTTTCTCGGTCTTTCATCATAGGTATATAAGGCAAGTATTGTGTTTGATCCAATAACGTACATAATTGATACAATGTATATGTATAATTGAAAAAATTAGTTCTATTAGCAGGACAATGAACAGCCCAAGGTTTCTGTATTTCTATAAACAATACACATAGTGTTTCGTGTAATTCTTCATTCATAATAGGTGGTTTTACGCCAAAGATAGAATTAATATATTGAATATGTTCAAAATACTTATTCAGTCCAAGTTTTCTCAAAATTTCTCTCATTTTGTCGTAATTTATCTGTTTCATATCCGTAATTCTTTCTTTTTTAATTCTAGCACGTATCTGATCAATGACTTCTTCTGGTATTTGAGTGGTTTCCTTTGCTTGAAATTGTGATAAGATCTCTTTAAAGTGATTTAATCGTATATAAGCTGTATAAGATACCTCATTGGGGGGATCTTTGTTATTTGGTTTTGAACTATCTACAATATAAGTAATAAATTGTCCACACTTAGGATTGTTACAAATCATTATTCCCTCTTCATCTTGTGGTACCATTTCACCATTTTCACAAAGCATACACGTATCACAAGACATAATATAATCTTGTGGATTAGTAAATTCATTATTTACATTTCTCCAGTATTCTTGATACATTTTTTTGGATTGAGTATATTTATCTGGATTGGTGCTTTCTTTATTTGTTGACTTTATTTTAAAAAATGAGTTCAATACTTTTACATTTTGTACTTGTTCACCTGTTGATATTTGTTTTTTCGATTCGAAATAATCAAATATATATTTTGAATTGTCCAAGAGATATTCCTTTTTCTCTTTTTCTAGTCTTTTAATCTCTCGTTTTTTTTCTTTTATCTCGTCTTTAAAGTCTAATATTTTATCAATTTTTGTTTTAGGTAATGTTTTTATTTTTTCACGTAGTGTCTCTATCTCTTTTCTTAATTTAGGTATATGTTGTGTAAGGTTATTATTGAACTTTTCTAGCATTTCTTGATGTTTTTCATCTAATGAAGTGATTTGTTTTACCTGAGCATTTTTGGCGGTTTTACTCATTTCGCATAAAATGAAAAGATTCTTTTTTTTATGTTTTTTGTCCAAGAAATAATATGTTTTTTATGTTTATAATATATATTTTATTTAATGAGTCAATTAGAAGAATTACAACTAAAACCAGAACCAGTTATTGAATTAAATGAATTTTCTCCACCAGATGTAGAACATTATAATGATACAGGTGAAAGAACAGATATGGATCTTGATGATCAATTATCACGTAAGTGTACAAAACTATGTGAAATTGCTAAAATGGATGCTTGGCATGATCATCACACTATTAGTGATTTATTGAAAGAAGATATTAATCAATTTGTTTTAAGACATCTTCCTGTTAAAAAAGTAAAAGGAAAAGATGGTCAGTATAACGAGGAAGCAATCAATTGTTATAAATCATCAGGTAATACTAGTACTACTGGAAGTTCAGCCTCTCCTGGAAGTGCCGGAGGTGATGGACAGCCATCTGGTGAGGATATTTTTATTTATAGAATGTTTTTAAAAAAAGATGGAGTTACAGATGTAGATAATCAAAGATTGTGTAAACCTTCTTGTGATAATAATCCAGGACAAGACGTATTGTTAGAAGGTCATGGAGATGGTGTTTTTAGTTCTATTATTACGGAACGTTATAATATTGGACACGTTAAATTTAAAAGTAATTCTACTGATAAGGAGGATGATGGGGGTACTGCTAGTGCAAGTTGTCCACCTTTTGATGAAGATCAATCAAAAATTGAAGAATTTTTTTATGATAATGCTATGACAGAAGACATTCATATTATTCGTGATGTTGCCTATGGAAATTGGGCAGATGATATTGCAAAATGGGGAAAAGGTGCAAAATCAGCAGGTAATATGATTATTACTGTTCAAACTGCTGCTGGTATTTTTGATCCAGGACCATCTACACATTGTTTTACAAGTGCAGGAAAAAGACAAGGATTTATTGATATAGAAAGTAAATCAAGATATGCATTATTTGAATCATATGACGGGGATAATTTTCATCAAGATGAATCAGTTGTATTTTATCCAAAAGTAACTGATCATTTGGAAAATGATGATGATACAGAACCATTTATTAGAAATCAATTACTCTATACAAGATTTGACTGTACACTATATGGTAAAACATGTAAATTACAAGAAGAAAAAGAATTTTATGATAAAGGAGAAGTAATTAGATTTATCGATTCTGCTAATGTAAATTTTATTGTTTCTGTACCTGATTCAAATGATAGTACAAAAAATAATATTTATATTACTACAAAGAAAACTTCTAATAAAGCACAGTCTATTTCCGAATTACCCGTAAACGATAATATTATTAAATTGACAGCTTCAAAATCTGGTCCTGGAACATACGATGAACGTACAATTCGTGATTATGGTCGTGATTTTGTTATTAATCAAAGTGGTAAATTAAAGATTATGACTAAAAAATTCGGAGATCACGGTCAAGCAGTTACTGCGTGTAAATCCAGACTAACATATCGTTTATTTGAACCAGTCGATCCAAATGCCAATCAATTTAAAATCACACAAAAAATATCTACAGGATTTCACGCATTTTTATCATTTGATAGAGTAGCAGTTGCTTCGGCAATTTATTATGGTGCTCCGATTGTTATATTTGTAAATCATGATGGTGCTATAATTTTTACAAGTAAAAAATTTGACCAATTTAAAACACCCACTAGTAAATATAAGAGTCTTATTCAGAATATAAACAGAAAAGACAAGGAATATGATGATTTGAAAGCAAAATCATCTGGAATAAATAAAGATGAATTTGATTCTAAAAAAGACGAAATAAAAAAAGACCTACCTGAAATAATAGAATCTATACAATTTATTTATGATTACCTTATTAACGTAACAGTTCTTACTGATAAAAATGCCTCTGCATTTGATATTGTTTACCAAACATTTGTTTCACTTATATTAACAATAGCTCCTTTTATAGATATGTTTACAACACACATCAACATCTCCCAAATAAAAGATCATACAAAACCTGTTCAACCTGTGTTTATTCCTGTTAATAATGATGAAGATCAGGAAGCTGAAACTAAGTTAAAAACCGTACGGGATTATTTAACTCTATTAGACAAAGAAGTATCAAAATTATCCGGTAATATTTCTCTCTATAATATTACAAAAGATACACAACAAAAGATACATACAATAGCTACCTTTTGTGAAGAAAGTAAGTATGAAACAGACCCTTATAAACGAATTAATAAGTTAAATAGATCTTTAAAATTAAATTCAATAACAAAAAAATTGATCAGTAGTTTTAATCCTTATGTAGGATCTCAAAAAAATACCATGAGACAAAAAACAAATAAATTGCAAGGTCAAATTGGTTGTGAAATTGGTATGGCGCTAATTGAAGAAATATATCAACATATGAATAATTATAGATTTGCATTTCAACTAATTCCTAATGAAACAAATACAACCGATTTTAAAAATATATTTTCCATGATATTACATAACGTCTTTAAAAAAGCAAACGAAAATGCTATGCCGCTCTTTTTAACTTCGATGGGAAGAGAATTAGATGGTGATAATACAAAATCATTAGTTATAATTAGTGCTGATAGAAAAAATGAATTAGAAAGCCAAATAGCAACAATCAATTCTAAAATTAGTGAAATTAAAACTACTATAAATGATACATCAAAAGAAATGAAAAAAAAGGCTAAAGAATTTAAAGATAAACAAGATAAAATAAAGGCAAAAAAACCATTTGAAAAACAAATAAAATCCAAAAATTCAGAAGTAGCAAAGTTAGAAGCAGATAAATTATTAATATATCAAGAACTTACTTTACAAGAGAATGCGAATATGAATTTTGAGAGAAGTGAAAATTTATTTTTAGAAAATACCTTTTCCCAAAGCGAAATAGCGCCTATAAAATTTACAACTATAATGCCTGAAAACATAAGTGATCTCGAAATGGTCGACGAAAAAACATCGGAATCAGAAGAAATTAATACAGATTTTGAATGCGAAAATCCTCCACCTATTATCACCCAATTTACAGCAACAGAAGAAACTACTGTTACTAAACCAACAAGAAAAAGAAAGAAGAATGTTCGTGTCGAAGCTGTTAGATATAGTACAAGACTTGCTAAGATAAGTAGAGAAACACGAAATATAGAATTTCAACAAAATAGAGGAGGTAAACGAAAAAAACGTACGAAAAATAAAAGAAAAAATATGAAAAAGAAAACGCAAAAAAAGAGGAGACGAACAAAAAGAAATAGACAAAAAGGAGGTGATGGTCCAACGGCTGTTTCAAAACTAAGTGGTGTTGGTCCAACTAATCCATATACAGAAGAGGCTCTTGAAACGTCTATTGCAAAAGAACAACAACAACAAATTGAAATAAAAAAACTTTTCGACAAGTTAGTAGAACTTTCACAAAAAATACCAAAAGAAGATATACCAGAGTTAGAAAAACAAACACTTTCTATTATGCAAAATAGAAATATAAAAGAAGTATTGATTGATTTACAGTCATTAATTAATACGACTCAAGGAAAAATAGAGACTTTAAAACAAGAAGAATCATCTGTTATAGATACACCGCAAGAACAAAATTGCTTTGAATATTTACATACAAATATCAACAGAATTTTAAATGTGATACAATCAGATACAACTACTAATATTTATAAAATAATTAATAACTACAAAAAAGCAAATGAACTATTGTATATAAACAAAGTTGGATTATCTATGTTAGCTTGTAAGTTATCGAGTTATAAACCAGTAGAAACAACACAAACAGGTGGTGGAGAAAGACACCAATTTTTAACAACAGGAAATATTAATACTATACACGCTATGAGCCGTATTAGTAGACCCATACAAACCATGTTCCAAACATATGTCGATAAAGATTTAAAAGAATTTTTAACAACTATTAAAACCAAGATTGATGGCGGAGAAGAATTTAAAATAAATAAAAATCTAGATAATAATAATTTTACTATATACAATGAACCCATTACATTAAATGGTCTTGCTTTATTGAAGCATTTAGTTTCCAAAGACAAATTAAACCCTCCTACACCAGAACAATTATTAAACTATAAAAAAGAAATACTAACCAAATACAAGGCACAAAAAATAGAAGATATCAGAACAGATAAGATATTTGAACCGTCATCTACACCAGACCAAATACAAGAAAAATTAATTGCTATCAATAAACAAGAGGCAGAACTAGACGTTGATGACGATGAATATGAAGTTAGTTCTAATATTATTTTACAAACAATTTTAACAGATAAATCTATTTATCGAACCTTTATGGAGTTTTTATGTATTCAATATAATGAATTTCAAGAATATGAATGGTTAGATACAGAAGAACAATCAAACAAAGACAAAATAAAAGAATTTATTGAAAAAAATGGTGGTGAAATGTTTAAAGTAGGTGAAGATCAAACAAAAAAAATAGAAAATATTTTAACAGTTTTGGAAAGTAAATTGCCTTTACAAGAGGTAAAAGTATTAACATTAGAAGATGTAGAAAACGCGAATACTATAGAAGAGATTGACGAATTATTATTAAGTTTATAATACAGAAAAACGCCCTTTATTTAGTATAATGTTAATATACAGAAATGGCCGATAGTGCGAACACAATAAATATTGATATTAACAATCTTAATATCAATGAAAAACAATTAAAAATAATGATATTTATAACAAATGCATTAGAAAATGGATGGTCAATAAAAAAAAAGCGTGAACAATTTATTTTTACAAAAAAACATGAAGGAAAAATGGAGGTTTTTGATGAAAAATATCTTTCTACTTTTATTCAATCAAATTTTGATATGAATTTATTAAAGCATACTTAAAAAAATAAATACTGATTTTATAGCATTTCGAATCACAAATTTGTTATTTTTTCAACTAAAAACATACATTTATAAAAAATAAAATAGAGATCATTGTTTAGGCGTATATGGACTTAAAAAATAGAATTGACGAATTATATTTAGCAATTAATAATTAATTAAATTTATTTAATTATTAATTAAATTACCGATTTAATTACTTAAATAGGTAACATGAGTTATTATATTTGTAAAACTATGCTTTAATAAAAAATCTATTTAATTAATTAAATCCAGAATTTTTTTCTATACCAAAGGTATATAAGAAATGGCTGGAGCACTTATGCAACTCGTCGCCTATGGCGCCCAAGACGTATTCCTTACTGGAACCCCTGAAATTACTTTCTGGAAGGTGTCATACAGACGCCACACCAACTTTGCTATGGAATCAATTGAACAGACATTCTCTGGACAAGCCGATTTCGGACGTCGTGTAACATGCACAATCAGCCGTAATGGTGATTTATGTTACCGCACATATCTTCAAGTAACACTTCCTGAGATCAACCAAGGTATGGGAGCAACAACCAATGGACCTGTCTATGCCCGTTGGTTAGATTTCCCAGGTGAGCAACTTATCGCTCAAGTTGAGGTTGAAATTGGTGGTCAACGCATTGATCGTCAATACGGTGACTGGATGCACATCTGGAACCAACTTACAATGTCATCTGAACAACAAAAGGCTTACCACCAAATGATCGGTAACACCACTCAATTAACATACATCACTGATCCTTCATTCGCTGACGTATCTGGACCTTGTTCCGCTGCTGGTGGACCTTCCCAAGTATGTGCCCCTCGCAAGGCTCTTCCTGAAACTACTTTATACATTCCTCTTCTTTTCTGGTTCTGCCGCAACCCTGGTCTTGCCCTTCCTCTTATTGCCCTTCAATACCACGAAGTCAAGATCAACATCGATTTCCGTCCTATCGGTGAGTGCTTGTGGGCTGTAAAATCTCTTTCCGAATCTTCCGGAACACAAACTGTATCCCAAGCTTACCAACAATCCCTTGTTGCTGCCTCATTATACATTGACTATATCTTCCTTGATACCGATGAGCGCCGCAAGATGGCCCAGAACCCTCACGAGTACTTGATTGAACAACTTCAATTCACTGGTGACGAATCTGTTGGTTCATCCTCCAACAAGATCAAGCTCAATTTCAACCACCCTTGTAAAGAGCTTGTCTGGGTTGTCCAACCTGATGCTAACGTAGATTACTGTGCTTCCCTTGAAGGTGGCCAAACTCTATACAAGACATTAGGTGCCCAACCTTTTAACTACACTGATGCTATCGATGCTCTTCCTAACGCTGTCCACGCTTTCGGAGGTCCTACTGAAACATCTGGTGCCGATGCCTTCATCACATCAGGTGGTCTTTTCCAAGATCCTGGAGCTGACGCCAGTGGTGCCGGAACTGCCTGGTCAACCCCTAGCGCTATGGCTGGTGGTGATGCTGAAGGTTCATATGTCTCTGATGCCGGTACATTCGTACTTGCCGAGACTGCATTGGACATGCACTGCTGGGGTGAGAACCCTGTTGTAACAGCCAAGTTACAACTTAACGGTCAAGATCGTTTCTCTGAACGTGAAGGTTCATACTTCGATGTTGTTCAACCATTCCAACACCACACACGTGCCCCTGACTCTGGTATCAACGTCTACTCATTCGCTCTTCGCCCTGAAGAACATCAACCATCTGGAAGCTGCAACTTCTCCAGAATCGATAACGCCACTTTACAACTTGTTCTTTCCAGCGCCACTGTTGGTGGAACAGCCACTGCTAAGGTCCGTGTCTACGCCACATCATATAACGTCCTTCGTGTAATGAGCGGTATGGCTGGTGTTGCTTACAGCAATTAAGCGTGATGTCGATAAAATATATCTCCTAATCCAATTGTAAAGTTATAAATTAATATATACGTCATTCGTATATATTAAAAATTTAATGATTATAAAAAAATAGATATAAATAATTTTCGCAATACCCTTTTATAAATGTCTCTCAGAACCTATCAATCTGGAAATTTACATACACAAAATGATTTACTAATGAAATGTTTAATGGATTTTTATGCTGATAAAACACGTTTAAATGAAATGATGAAAATTATCAATGGTGAATCAGTAATATCATTACGAATTGTCGATTGGTTTGTAACAAATTATGCGAAAAAGTTTTATACTATTTACGAATTACCACAAGAGCGTAATGGAAAATCTACAACAATGCGATTTAAAGTATATAATGATTATAAATTAAAACTAAAAGCTTATTCTAAAAAACGTTTTGATCCTTTTTGTCGATGGGAACGCATAACGATTCCATATAATGACGATAATTGTATGGAAACAACGATTGGACAACTTAATTTTTTTAAATGGGCTATAGAAAACAAGATTATCAATTATATTCAAGAAAATTATAACGATATAGAAAAAGATATGAACGAACGTAACAGTATTTCCAAAAAGAAAAAAGATACAGATGGTGATATAGAAAACTCTACTATTACTATTTCAAATGATTCTGGAAAAACACGTAAAAAACGTGAAGAACTCTCAGTTTCCGCCTGTAAATGCATTAAAAAAGAGAATGTTAAGATAATTGTTTCTTTTAATTAAACAATTTAAAAACGATTCATCATAGTAACATATATTATGTCTGATAAAAAACAGCACATTTCACTCGTTGTATGCGGACATGTTGATGCCGGAAAATCTACGACTACTGGCCATTTGATTTTTAAATTAGGTGGTATTAGTGAACGCGAAATGCAAAAGCTTCAAGCAGAAGCTGATCAGCAAGGTAAAAGTTCATTTGCATTTGCCTATTATATGGACAAAGACAAAGCTGAACGTGAACGTGGTGTAACTATTAATTGTACCACAAAAGAATTTTATACAGAAAGTTATCATTATACAATTGTCGATGCGCCTGGTCACAGAGATTATGTAAAGAATATGATTACTGGTGCTGGATGTGCTGATGTAGCACTTCTTCTTGTACCAGCCGAAGCTGGTGGTTTTGAAACAGCGATTGCTCGTGGTGATCATTCTACTGGTGAAGTACAAGGACAGACCAGACAACACGCGCGTCTTTTAGGTCTACTAGGTATTGAGAAATTGATTGTAGGAGTCAATAAGATGGATGCAGTTGATTGGTCTGAGCAACGTTTTAGTGAAATCAGAGAAGAAATGACCAAGATGATTACACAAGCAGGATTTAAGCCTAAACAGGTTGCTTTTATTCCTTATTCTGGTTTCAAAGGTGAAAATTTGGTAGAAAAAACGGATAAAATGCCTTGGTATAAAGGTTGGAAAGCTAATCTAAATAAGGATACTGTAGTTGAAGGGTTTACACTTTATGATGCTCTAGAGAAGCTAGCACGTCCACCTAAACGTAATCCAGACGCACCTGTAAGAATTCCTATTAATGGAATTTATAAAATTAAGGGTGTTGGTGATGTGATTACCGGTCGTGTTGAACAAGGAACTGTTAATGCAGGAGATATGCTTCGTATTGCACCAAGAGGACAAAAAGGTCTTAAAGTATTTAGTATTGAAATGCATCATAAAACTTGGGAACAAGCTGGACCCGGAGACAATGTTGGTTTGAATATTAAAGGTCTTGATATGAAAACAAATCCAGTAAAGGTAGGCGATGTTATGTCTCTTGAAAAAGAAGATATTTTGAAACCAGTAAAAAGTTTTGTAGCACAAGTTGCTGTTCAAGAACATCCTGGACAATTAAAGGTCGGTTTTAGTCCTTGTGTTCACGTACGAACAGCAAAATCTGCGTGCAAAATGACTTCTATCAACTGGAAAATAAGTAAGAAAACTGGTAATGAGAAACAAGATAGTCCTCCATTTCTTGAGCGTGGCGAACAGGCAGAGATTGTATTTGAACCACAGCAATTACTTTATTTAGAAGAATTTGAAAAATGTGCGGGGCTAGGAAGAATTGCTGTTATGGACTCCAATCAGCTTGTTATGTTAGGTAAAGTAATGAGTGTTGAGTACAAAGATTATAAAAAACTATAAACAATATATTTAAAATAACATTTAAATAGAAATTCGTATATTTATACATAATGCAATTATTACATGGATTATGTATAACATTTCTAGCAACATTTGTAACATCTTTTTCAATCCGAAATACATTTTTAACACTTTATAGAAATAAAAAAAATTTAAACAACCCTATCTTAAAAAATATTGACGAAATATTAGAACATAAACCCGAAGCAAAGGTGATTGTTTCTACACCAGGAGGATTATTTGGTTATTATTTTATGGGCGTATCTTCATTTATTAAAGAACATTATGATTTATCTGAATATGTATTTACTGGAGCCTCTGCTGGTGCTTGGAATTCATTGTTTTTATCTTTAAATGGAGATAATAAAGCACTTGTAGATGAATTACTAGATACAGATATTAAGAATATTAAATCAATTTTAAAATTAGAACAAAAATTGAAAAAAACAATTCTAGATAATTACAGTGACGACGCGTTTTATCTTGAAAAGTTATATTTAGGTGTTTCTGTTTTAGATGGTACAAAATTTAAACTATGTGTTTATAATGATTTTACCTCTCTTGAGGATGCGTTAGATTGTTGTATCGCTAGTTCACATATACCCTTTGTAACAGGCGGACCTTTCAATATTTATAGAAACAAGCTTTCTTTTGATGGCGGTTTTTATAATTACCCCTATTTAAACGTTTCAACTCCTTCACTCATTATTGCTCCTGATATTTGGAAGAAAAAAAATGATACAAATGATGAAGAAGAGTCGAATGTTACTGTTATCAACTGTAGTCTTGATACCATTATTAATTTGAGTAAAATAAATGCTAACATAACAGACCTGTTTTACGCAGGTTATAATGATTCGATGAAAAATAAAGCATACCTCGATAAAATCTTTAATTCTATTATTAAAGATGACGATAATGACTATGAAATTGAAATAATAAGTAACGATAAATAGATAGGGGATCTTAAGGGGGCGCCCCTTACAAAAATATAATACATTTATATAAATGTATTCTATTTTTTTGTTATTTTTGTATTTTTATTCTACCAATAGTTTTTTTCCAAAAAATCCCTTTAAACAGTCTGTTCAATTATTATCTATGAACAAATATGAATTTTCAAAAGAATATTTTGAGTTTTACGTCAAATTTAAACAGCCATTATTGCTTAATACAGATGCTCCTGATTATGATATTTTTGCGAAAAAACATGAAAAAAACTATTTTATCTTTGAGAAAAATTTTAAAAATATCCAAGAAACAAATGCAGAATTAAAAAATCAAAACAACACCTTTTCTGTAGAGATAAATGAATTTGCAGATACAGTTGACTTGGACAATGTTTTTACTCAAAATATTATGAATTATGATATTGATAAGACACAGACTAGTAAAAATCCTTTCTTAAAAATGGTTCGAAACCCAATACATTTTTTAAAAAAAACGGTTAATAACAATATAAAACGATTTTCTTGGAACGATACTGGATTATTAAGTCCAGTAAAAAATCAATTGAGTTGTGGATCTTGTTGGGCATTTTCTACCACAAGCTGTTTGGAGACGTTTATGCGAAAACAAAACTATACTGTTGAACGTTTATCTGAACAAGAATTAGTAGACTGTTCAGAAAAAAACAGTGGATGTAATGGAGGCTTAATGCATCTAGCATTTGATTATATTATTGATAACGAAGGAATTACTACGGATGATCAATATCCATATAATGCTACCACTGGATTACACTGTTTAACAAATAAAACGCGTGCAATTGGTTCCAATGTACAAAAATACGCTTTTACTATTCCAGAATCTGTCCAAGATTTGAAATCAAGTGTTCTGCAAAATCCCGTCGCTATTGCATTGGATGCCGGAAATGTTTATTTTCGTTTTTATAAAGAGGGTGTAATTGATGTACCTCAAAACGTTTCAAGATCAATAAACCATGCTGTTTTATTGGTTGGTTATGACTATGATGAAAAAGGTATGTATTGGATCATACAGAATTCATGGGGTGAACAATGGGGTGATAAAGGATTTTGTAAAATACGTGTTGCACCAAAAGAGGGTGTTTTACTTAGTCAAATATATGGTGTTTATCCTATTGAATAATAGGTGTTAAGGTATGGTCGATAAAGGAAAACATTTTATTAATCGAATTGTTAAGTTTACTATTGTCCAAGTTTCCATGATTAACTTCTGGATTAATTTCAGTTAAATCCATATTCATTAATGTTTTTTTCTTTAATAGATTATGTATTACACTTATTCCCTGTATTCGATCAATTCCATAATTTACTGCAGTACCTGTGTGAGGTATGACCTTGGGGTCAAAACAGTCTACATCAAATGAAAAATGAAATGGAGAATTGTCCAAGAATCTATTTAATTTAGCATTACAATAATCGGGATCACTATTTACCTGTTCACTTAAAACAAATTTTATATTATGCTTATGTAACATTTCTTGTTCAAATGGATCGATAGACCTTAGTCCTACATAAAACAAGCGATCAAATGGTAACATACGTTTTATGAATGGAAAATCCTTACTTTTATCTAATCCTGTTAAAAAAGAGAGAGGCATTCCATGATAGTTTTTGCTTTTTGATTTAGCATATGTATTTATATCTGCGTGAGCATCCATCCAAACAACTTTACAATTTGGTACCTGATTTAAACTATATGCTACTGTTGCTAAAGACATGGAATGATCTCCACCAATGTTTAATCTAAATTCTTGGTTATTGATTTGTGTGTTTGTTTTATACAATTGATTTATGTTGTAAAATAAATCATTTTTACAACTAACAACAATAGAATTAAATTTATTATGAGGATGTATATTTCGCAAATGTTTCGAATACAAAATCGCTCCTTTCTCAACACCCTTTAAACGTTGTCCAAGACTATGTGGGAAAGTAATGATATTTTTTAACATTATATAAAACCTCTTTATAATGATTTTATATAATTTTTATTCCAAGAAAGAAATTATACAGAGAGTAACCTATTATGGATAGTTAAATCAATATAGTGATTTATCAATTTAAAATTATAAATATCTTTGTATTGATAATATAAAATAGATAATACTGCTTGGTCTTGGCGATGGTTATTTCGATCTGATCCTTCAGGACAAATACACGTATCTATTAATGCTAAGTCCTTCCATTTTTTAACGAAATCTTTTACCCAATCAATATTATAATTGACACCAACAACAGCCCCATTTCTAGGAGAAAAATTTTGATATTTATATCCCTCCATATATTGTAATGTAGTGGGATAAGTCCATTGTTTAATAGTACCACTTGATGTAGGTGTATAAATATATTCGGTTTTTAGTATATCTATTAATTTTGTAAAATCTTTGCATAAATTACGTGTGTCCATCCAATAAACCAATCCACCATATTTTTCACAAACATCGTATATAATAATTGGTTTCCAAGCATAAGTACAATGCAATCCAAAATTTGTTTTTAGATCCACATGTTTTGGATACTTATCAAACGCAAAGTATTCTAAACAAATATGGGAAAATGTTTTTAACTCATTCAATTGATCTTTATTCATACCTAAATCATAAACGATAATATTCATTTCATAGTGATTTGAAAGTTTTATAATACTTTTTAACAATTGTTTAAGAAATTCAAAATATCTTGAATTAGCAGCTGTAACTATTGTTAACATGGTATATAATAATAATAATATTAATGTTCATGGTATTCGTTTACAAGATGATTCTCAGTAAATAGAAAATAAATGTAAACCAAAACTATTACAGAAGCACACCCAATCGCCATATTTAAATCTATTTTCCAACCAAAATCCACCATTCCCGCTAGCATATGAGAAAATGTGTGACCAATCAATGCACCATATAATGCACCGTGTAATCATAAATTAGAACCTATCAACTTATCGATGTTTATACCTACAATCGCGAATACAGCAACAATCAAATTTTCAATAAATCCAAATTTAAACCCTTTTAACATTTTATAATATATAAAAGTAAAATAACTAAATAATATATAATGAATACTTATTTATTAACAACACGTAATGCTATGGTTGGAAGTTTTCTTTATTATGCAATGATTACGTCTCTACGTGATCACTATTACTCTAGATATGACTACTCTATATTTTATAAAACAATAATCGGACACTTTTTAAATAGAAACCCTTTTTTCAATGAAGGAATGATTATAGGGATCTTGGTAGGTAAATATATTGAATGATTTTTTTTGTAAAAAAAGGATTGTAATGTATTACTATAAAATGTTTGAATACATTTCAGAATTGTTTTCGTCTCTTTTAAATATGTCTGCTTTTACTAGAGAAACTTCTACTGTTTCTGAAAAAGAATCGTCTGAAAACCTAATAAAAAAAGAGGAAAAAAAAGAAACACAAGAAACATTCGAGTTTATTGAAATAACAGACGACGATGCGGAAGATATGTTTATCACAAAGTTTTAAACGCGTTCCCAAATTTCGTCTACTAAGCCATATTTCATACACGTATCAACATTCCACCAAAGATCGTGTTTTAAAATTTCTTTTAGTTTTGTCTTTGGAATTTTTGCGTGGTTTTTATAAATATCAATGATTTTATCCATTAGTGCTTTATTATTTTCAAAATCATCTTCCAACTCTTGCATTTTCCCCCATGAACCAGAAGACAATTGATGAATTAGCATATGTGCATTTGGACGAATATAGCGTTTTTCACCTACTACGCTAATAAGTGTTCCTGCTGAAGCAGTTGCCCCTTCAATAATAGTATAAACAGGTACTTTACAGGCATTGATAATATCAATTGCTGTAAACGCGCTAAACACACATCCCCCATATGAGTTAATATGCAAGTAAATAGGAATTGGATCACAACACAATTTATGAGCCAATACAATATTATCAATTTCGCACTTACGAATATAGTCGATAAGTTCAAATATATTATCACGATTTACCTCTGCATGGAAATAAATATGATTGTTCTCTTTCGCAATTTTTTTCATTTTTCCGGATTCAGAATTAACTACCTCTTCTTCATCTTCTTCTTCGTCACTACAGTCGTCGTTTTTTGTATTTTTCTGTAGAAAGAATATACTTTTAGGTCTTTTTGTGCGACCCCCCTTATTTCTTGAATTATTTGGTCTGTATTGAAGCATTTTTAATGTAAGCTTAAGATACTTACATCAAAATAGGTAATATTATAATCAATTTTATACGTTTTTACGAAATTAATTTGGTACCGGAAAAGGGCGTTGATCTGCTTGAATTTGCAAGTTTCTAGGCATTATCAAAGGGACTTGTCTATCAACAATAGATAATGCTTGACGTTTTTTTAGTTCGGGGTTTACAGGAGCTTTAGGAGCAACCAAATTAGTTGACCCAATACCAAAAAGTTCTGACTCAATATCATTTGGATTTCCAGATAACTTTGAATCGGGTAATTTACCCTGAATTAACCCATGTCCTGCATCTAATGTAGGTGTAGCAATTCCATATTGAATGTTTGTTTTATAATCAATCTGTTGTTTATATGCTTGTTGTTCAAGCAAGTAATCGCCAGGTGTATTTTTACTACGTGTGGAAGCCATTTATATTATAAGTATATAAAAACCATTTTATTTAATTTTATTAAACATCGTTTTATAACTATCACTATCTTCATTAAAAGAGTCTTTGTTTGTAAAAAAATCCCATAAACAATAATGAAAATCTTTTAAATTGTCGTAGGAAAATAGAACTGCTAAACCAATAGACCGATCTAAAGAAAACATTTTAGCAGCAGCTAAATCATATAATTCTTGAAATAATGGATTTAATTGTGTATTTTCAAAGACAAAATCCATTGCTTTGGTAGCTGATTCAAAATCATAATTATTTTCATCACGTGTAATTTCATCGAGATAGGGTGAATCGTCAATATTTTCATTCATAGTAAAAAGTTTTCGTAAACATGCTCGAAACTCTGCATCATTTGTATAATGAATACTGCTTTCTGAATAATTATACATATAGAACAATGTAAACGATTAACGTTTAAATTGTTTATTTTCCTAAAGTCTAAAAAGACGAGCAAAGAAAGATTTCTTAGTGGATCTCTTTTTGGCGGTTTTCTTAGCTACTTTTTTGGTAGCAGCTTTACGTTTAGGTCCTTTTTTAGCGGTAGTTTTTCTTTTTGATACTCTTTTTTTTCCTCCGGTTCTATTGTGGTGTTGACAAGAAGACATTTTTATATATATTGTATACATTTTAATTTAAACGCTATTTGGTCCAGGTCTTCCATTAATTTTATTGTCTGTTGGTGTACGTGTATCAGAACCTCCACGTACCCATCCTTTCATAGCACTCTCTTCAACATTTAAACGAGGATCAGTTACACGTTCCTCCATTTCTTGATTGGTAGGATACAATGTATGACCCATAAAGCTTTGGCTCATAATAGTAGATGTGCTCTTTTTCTCACCCATTGGTTCACCCTCAAGTAATTGTAATTCCAATGTAGGATCTACAGAACCTCTTCCTAAATAAGGAACAGTATTAAATTGACGTTGCATCAAATTTAAACGTCCTAAATGACGTGCTTTCTCTTTATCAATAATTAGATTTGATTCGCCGTCAACATTATTACCGCCTACACTGCTACCAGTAATTGAGTTTGGTACAACAGCAGGTTGCTCTGTAGCGAACTGTATTTGTGCATCTCCACTATTTTCGCTAAAATAGTTTGTAGTGGTATAGGAAGAATAACGATCATTTTGAAGTTCTTTCTG